TGGACACTATTACTCTTAGTGGCTGTGTTGGCATCCCCTGTGTTGGAGTACCGGGTGCAAACAGTTGGAAGAAACACTACACTAGATTACTTGCGGACTTTGAACGAGTCTTTGTCTTTGCAGATGGGGACCAACCGGGGAAAGAATTCGCCTCTAGTCTTGCCAGAGAATTGCCAGTTACTGTCGTTGCCATGCCAGACGGAGAAGATGTTAATAGTTGTTACGTAAAGTATGGTTCAGACTATATCAAAGAAAAGGCTGGCTTAAATGAGTAATAGAAAGTTCCCTCCCATACCTCCTTGTTCTGTATGCGGAGAACGGTTCGCTAATGTATTTGAAGCGACAGACCATTTAGTTGAAGAAGGCGGAGAAGAAGTATTCGACCCTAAACTAATCCTCCCGGGTGGTTACTCTCTAATGATTGGTTCACTACTACGTTGTATATATGGATATGCCAATAATCCAGAACAGATATCGCGTATAACTCAATCTACTTACGCTACATTATACGCTGCGGAAACTAGCCCCAAGGGGATGCAAGACCTCATCGAAGAGATGGTTGTTGATGAGCAGATGAGCAACTTCAATGTTGAACTAAAAAAACTACTAGAGAATGAACCCCCTAAAAATGACGAAACTGGAGCGTGAAGAAGTATGGACAATCCTAAACTATCTGCTGTCGCATGGTCTGAATATAACCAAGCAAACTATAACAAGTACGGACTTAGTAGTGGAGATAACGATACCGCGACTCAATATTTAGATGAGTTTATGGGTCATGCTAGATTTGCAAGTGACGCTCAAAATATAGCAGAAGAGTTGATTGATTTACTAATTAGTAAGCATCACGATTACGGTCCTAAAAACATAGCCCAATCTCCCGGCGGTGCGTTAAATGGGTTACGTGTACGCCTGTGGGATAAGTTGGCTCGGTTAAATAACCTAGTAGATACCAATGCTGACCCAGAGCATGAGAGTTTAGAAGATACGTTTAAAGATATGGCTAACTACGCAATCATAGGATTGCTAGTACTTAGAGGGAAATGGGATACCGAATGAAGACATATAAAGTAACTTTAACCCAACGAAATCGTATCTATGCAGAAGTTGAGGCACCTTCTAAAGATGATGCGTATTGGAAAGTTCTTGACTTAATAGAAGACCCTAAACCAAGTGACAATTACGGTATCGGGATGATGGGTCCTTCTAATGTAAAGATAAAAATAAAGAAGAAACCATGAAAACAATAGTTTGCGTATCAGATTTACAGATACCATACCACGATAAACGGGCAGTTGAGAACCTAGCAAAGTTCATCAAAGCGTACAAACCTACCGAAGTCGTATCAGTTGGTGATGAAATGGATATGCAGACGATATCTAAATGGGCTAAAGGTACACCATTAGAGTATGAACGCTCTATTGGTAGAGACAGGGACACTACTACTAGAGTATTAGAATCACTTAAAGTTAAACATATGATACGTTCTAATCATACTGACAGGCTATTCAATACAGTAATGATGAGAGCGCCCGGGCTACTTGGGTTGCCCGAATTAGATTTACCTAGATTCTTGCGTTTGGATGAGATAGGTGCTACATACCATACAAAACCCTATGAACTAGCACCTAACTGGTTGCTAATGCATGGCGATGAAGGCTCTATTAACTCCACAGGAGGCATCACAGCCCTTAATCTAGCCAAGCGTACAGGCAAGTCGGTTGTCTGTGGACACACTCACCGCATGGGTCTTGCGCACTTTACTCAAGCCTATGGAGATTCCGCACCTAAGACTATCTGGGGTATGGAAGTTGGCAACCTTATGAAGTATAGAGATGCTAAGTATATCAAGGGTGGACTATTCACATGGCAACAAGGGTTTGGCATCTTGCGAATTGAAGGTAATGTAGTAACTCCACAAGTCATTCCTATTCAAAAAGATGGCACGTTTATTGTAGATGGTAAAGTGTGGGGTCGATGAACTGGGAACGTATTGAACCTTGGGATTACATAGTTATCTCCGTATCTGCTGAGTACCATAAGAAGTATGACATGGTTGAGTTAGAGGACATCAAGCAATCACTTTACCAATGGTTCCTAGAACACCCTAACAAGTTAGATGAATGGGAAGCCGTAGGCAAAAAGGACGCTAAGAATCTTATCTATCGTTCCTTACGTAACCAAGCATTAGATTATTGCCAGCGTTGGAAAGCCAAGACACTAGGCTATGAGGTATCAGATTTATTCTATTATGATGTAGAGATGGTTGAAGCGTTACTACCTCCGGTACTACGTGGAGAGTTTGGTGTTACTCACAAATTAAACCTAGGTAAAACAGGTAAACCACCAGCCCCATCAGAAGGTGGAAACCTAATGGCTATGATGGTTGAAGTGAGTTCTGCATACAAGAAACTCAATACAGAGGATAGGGCTGTACTGTTCTACAAGTATGCAGAATCACTCGATTTCGGCGCAATTGCTAGCCTAATGGAGATAGGTAGCGAGGATGCTGCCAGAATGCGTCATAATCGTGCTGTTAAGAAGTTGATAACTAGAATCGGTGGCTTCCGACCTAAGTTAGATAAAGATAGCAGTGAGGATGATAGTCAACCACCACACGAATTGGTAGAGGGCAATGACAGCCCCCACGAAGATGATGGGACTGAGTAATGCGAAGAGCGTACTCAAACATCCTCCCACTCTGCTGGGTCTGACCATCCTTCTTGTTCTGCCATATCCTTTAATAGTTTATCTCTTGCTGCTTTAACGCATTCTATTATCTGCGCTGGTGTAATCAGGTACCCTTTTGTAGGGTTAGGTTGTATGTCGCAGGTGATAGGTCTACCCACAGTATACACAGCCTCCCTTAGTTGCCACAATGGCATAATCAAGGCTATATCTTGAAGTAAGAATGCCCAATGCGTAGCCTCGCTGACACGTATACCTGATGGCTTCCAAGCATTATCATTTACATAGTAACACTCTGTTTCAATGTAAAGATTACCTGTCTCCTGCCATCGCTTATCTGTTTTGACCTCTACGGTGTCGAGAGAGAGCAAGTCGGCAATCTTACTCTCCCCCTCCTCACCAGCCCGCAGGTCTAAATCCCAATCAGAGTTCCTCATTTACCCTCCCGTACTATAGAAGCCCGAACCTTTGAAGTGGCTGGGTGTTGCGTTGATTACTCGATACGTAAGTCTACCGCAGTATCCACACGTTGGCAACTTATCTCGTTCATCTACCGCTCTTGGGTGTTCTGCTGATGTATTACATTTCTTGCATTTGTATTCGTAGTTAGGCATCATCCCTCCATTGGTTTGTGTCGGGCATATTATAATAATATGCCATTAGTATTCATCCTCAGTAGGTGTTGGGGCTGTAGCAAGTGTACCACATTCAGCACACTCCATGTCAATAAAGTACATAGCCATGTTGCCATCTTCTTCATCCCAGATTACCTTAACATTCCACACTATACACCCACATGGGCATATAGTCGTCGGCTCACCCCTGACATCCATTGAGTTATAGTAGTCAGGCTTGAGTGTAGTTATATCTTTCATTAGTACCACTTCTTTCGTTGCCAATGTTTCCATGCGTTGCATGGTGTGTCGTATCGATAATAGATATAGGACAATCCTCTATCTATTTGCTGTGCTGGCGATAGAGAATGGTCCAACTTGAGCATCTGCGGTATGCCAAAGGCACTACTGTGCTTATTCTTAGCCTTAGGATTCCACGCAGATTCCTTGCCCCATAACCTACTTAGGCAGGTCATCTGCTTGCCCGACCACACCACTAGCCTATCATTGGCATAGGCTAGGCTGTCATCTTTAGTCCAAGCGTGTTGCTTATGTTCAACAGGCTTAGATTCTGGCGTTGGAGAGATAAGAAGTGCAAGTAATACACCTATAATGATTAGTTGTATCGTTGTTGCTACTAATAGTCCACGTTTCATATCATCTCCTTAGTAAGGGTCTAACTCTTTTTAGCATATTGAACGCAATCCTTTCGGCATCTCCCTCATAGAACTCATCAGGGCTATGTCCAACTAGGGCGAGCCTCTCACCAGCAAGAAGCCCACCCCAAATGCCATACGCTAGGTTCTCAGGGCGCATACCTTCATCCAGACAACTTTCTTTAGCCGGACAAGTAGCACACTCACTTAGAGCATAGTTCACTTGGTATGCAACGTGCTTTACCGTTGTTGGATGTGGTGTACCTGCGGTGAACTCAGGAAACCAAACGTCTGGGTCAGCGCTGTTAGTACAATTACCTACAATGCTGGTAGGCATATTATTATAATATGCCATTAGATATCAGCACCTTCGGTAATACAATCTAGCACATACTCGAACTCAGGCAAACGTGCATGAGGTAAGGTAGCACCCTCCCAATAGGTAGAGTATCCATTATTCTCATCCCAGTTCAAGCGTACCTCATACTCAGCACCATCATAGGTAATGATTACAGTTTTAGCCCACGCAGTTTCTTCCCTGCCATAGCACTCAATCTGTAACTCCCGTAGTGCATCCTGTGTTGCTTGTGCATTTTCAACATCTACATCTATTGCGCTCAACTTATTCCACCTTTCCTAGTATGTATTGTTCATTACGTTTTTGCTTAGCCCAAGCATCCATCTCTGGTGCCCAGCATAGACATTCTCCATCATATATCTGACCGCAATCATAGCATGCCATACACATCTCGCAATAGTATGGGTTAGCCTCTAAAAACGGCAAGGAACCACAGCCCTGACAGGTAACATCATCTCGCCCGCCCCAACTGCTTAGTAGTTCAGCCTCATTCACATCAGGATTCTTGGTAAAGTATTGACCCCAAGTTTTATCCCATACAGCAGGTTTATAGGTGTCATTACTCCACCAGATACCTTCGTTATCCCAATGACCTAGACCTTCATTGAGGATATAACAGTTATCCCTAGCATCAGGGTCAACAGTAAGTACGGCTATCTTGTTACCACTAGCCCACTTACCTAGTATTTTCCATATGTTGTCATCATCTAGAGAAGTAACCCCACCCATTCTAGGTAGAATATCCTCAGCAAATATGCGCGTGTCGCTACGTCTGTCGGTCGCGTGTATATCTACGTCAAGGATACCATTGTGCGCCAAGTAGGTACGCTTATCTCCACCTACTATGAACGGATGGCAGTTCTCTTGATTCTTTACTCCATGCGTGGCGAACCTTGCATGAAACATGGCGTATGATGCTGGGTATTGCTTACGCTTCTCAAGAAACTCAGCAATCATCTTACGTGCAGACATACCCCTATTAGTGAGTATGCCATCTGGTGTAATGATAGCGTAGCCAAACCCATGAGGGTTATTACACGCTGAACATTCCAAATCCTTCTTTCTCGGTATCGCATTAGGCGACATTACTGCTAGTAAACACATAGTCTATCCTTCCATGTGTGATTCAAGCATGCCTACTCTAGACATGCGACCTATCAAATCAGAATACATATCAGCATTGGCTAACACGTATCCGGTAAACGCTGATGGCGTTAATGAGCCATCTTTTATCTCTTGCAATGACATCCTGCGAGTATACTCAACGCTCGCATGAGCCAAATCTATTGTGGATTTAATAAATCCCTCATTCAAACTACCCTTAAAGATTCGCATCTCTAGTGTGTGGCGGTTGATAGTGTTCACAGCAGAATACCTATCCGTATCCCTATTGTTATTGATTTTCTTAGCGAATGATGGCTTACCTGTGCGGTAATCAAGCACATCAGTAAACTTAGCCCAGTTATCGGACTCACGACCGGCTAGTGCCGAATAGAAGTCCTTATTGTGATATATCAGTTGCAGGAATCGGTGTTGATGCGCACCACCACCAAACCCTAAGCGTGATATATGAATGTGAAGTCCACAAGTTTTAGCAGACCATGATTGCATATTCATATCATCTTTTAACTTGTTGGTAGTAATCCATAACTCTTGCGCCTCATTCTTGAAGAAAGCGTGGGTCATGGGATGGGTAACTATCTCGAACCCACAATTAAGTGAGCCATCACTCTTGAGATAAGCCAAGCCCAGTTGCTCTAATCGGTAGGCATACTCAGCCGCTTCTTGGCGCGTATCCCAGTTGGCACTCTTGGCTTCTACCTCAATCTCGATACCAAAGTACAGCCTAGTATTATCGCTATCGGTTGAGTGGAATATAGGGTCAGGCTTGTAAGAATAATCGTGGATGCAACCTCCATCACTCCGACTCTCCTCACATTCCTCACAACCCTCTCTGTTGTAGGAATCACAACCCTCACACCATTCGGCGAAAGATTCGCAACATGAACTACACCAGTATTCACTCTGGTCATTGAGATAATACTCAGGGTATGTGTGGTACTCAGCATGTCTGAAATAATTGCAATAGTTAGCATAACTGGTAGTGCACTCACCACACCATATCTGCGAACCATCTACTGTGTTGAAGTTATCATCCATAGTGCCTAAGTCGCCACACTTTTCGCAAGTGTAGCCACACTCATTGCAGATGTTCTCACCACTACTGGCAATCTGTACATTGAAATCCTCACCAGTATTACTACAATAACCACAGGCTAGAGGCTCAACGACCTCATCCTCTGTGATTTCAGTTGCTTCCATGTTTTCTCCTTATATTATAATAATATGAGAGATTGTCCCTCATATCTGTTTCCCTACCTTAGCAAGCATTGAGTTAAGTATAACATTACTTACCTTAGAACGCAAGTCCTCAACCTCAAGCGCGTGCCATTCCCATCTATTGCGTAGCGTAGCACTATTGGCATACTCCGCTAGTGCTGTGCGCACAATCTCAGCCTCATCTCTGGTTAGTTCCAGATTCATATTAACCACGCTCGGTTGGCGTAAGTGATTTAACCCATCTACGCTTGGCTTCCCATAATTGCCGTTCAAGTACGATATTGCGCCTAATGGCTATGACATTTACCATACCGCTAGTAACTAGCGCAATAATTACCGCTAGCATATCCCATTTACTCATACCTACTCCTTTTCTAAGTGTCATATTATTATAATATGAACGTGCCCACCATAGGAATTGCACCTATGTAATGCCTAGCGTGGGCTATTACTTATGACTCATTTACATCTGCCCATCCATGAATTGGGCAATCCCAATCTGCCCTCTCTCCACAATTTTCACAGATATCCTCACCACACCAATCACAAGAAGTCAAAAACTTTTCATCACAATCTGAGTGCTGAATCTGAATCATGCGTACATCTCCTTTTTCCATTGACGATTCTCAGCCTGACGGCTCTCAAAACGCCTATCCTCTGGGTCATCATGCTTAAGATTCAACTTAAACTCAAGCCATTTAGGAAAACCCTTGTCGAATTTTCGTTGGGTGTTATCGCTGTGGCTCATTATGACCTCCTTAATTTTCTTAAACTTAATTCGTAGCACCATAAACATAAGCCAGTAACATTAGCCCAACCAAATATCTCGCAATTTTTACACATTAGTCCACCATACCAAGAGCGCGAAGCGCCTCTTTGTTGATGTCGTAGCGGTGAGCGTGTAGGTACTTATTGTGAGCAACTATTGCTTTTGAAGCCTTGTCTAATTCTGCAATAGCACTATCTAAATCATCCAACCAATTTCTTTCATCAAACATTTTAACCAACCTCCATATTATTATAATATGAGGCAACTGCCGAAAAGGACATTCCTTTCCTAACCTCATGAACGAAGTCTACCACACCTCGATTCAAAGCGCAAGCGCAAAAGGTTTCCATATTATAATAATATGCCCTGCCCCATGCGCCACGCGCTACTCGCTACGCATCAGGTTTGTGTTGAAAATTGGGTGCGCTGTTCGACTCGCGGCTCGTTTCGCTTCTCCTCAAAAAGTTTGTGTTGGGTTTGTGTTGGAAAAATTTTTGGACAAAAAAATAACCCCCAACCCGTAAGGGCTGAGGGTTATTTCCTTTTAGTTAAGCGGCTTTAGCCTTAGTGCCATTCTTGACTAGCACTCTTAGGATTTCTCCCATTGCTTTTGCGAGGTTCTCATTCTCTAACTTTAAACCTTCAAGGCTCCCCATGTCCTTGATGTCCTTGATGAAGCGTTTAACGGCATCCTCCGGCGTCTTGACCTTCACCGGCTTTTCACCTTTTCCGGCTTCATCTTTTCCGCCATCTTGAATTTCTGAGGTTGAACGTGTGCCATCTTTTAACTCTTGGAATGTCGCGAATTTTCCAATGTGAACAATCGCGCCATCAATTCCAACGTCAGAATTTACACGCTTGGCAAGTGTCAGAATTTCGCTGACCTTATTTTCGCGTCCGTACTTGGTAATGATGTGAACGGCAGTGCCGGTTACTTGGACATGAGAAGCCTTCACCGGCATTGAAAAAGTGAGGTCTTTTGATAGTGCTGAAATTGTTGCTTTTTTGATTTCAACGCTCTCACGCTGAGCATCAAGCCAGATAACAAATTCAATCGCATCAGAATTAAAATTGCTTTTAGCGGACTCAGCATTGACTCCGGCTTTAATTAATTCAGAATAAGCGGTTGAAATTTTTGGTGAAATTACTGGTGCGGCTTTTGGTGCTTTTGCTTTTGGTGCCATTTTTGAAGCGGTCATTTTTCTATCCTTAGAAAAGAAGCCAATTTTGGCTTAGGGGAATTTTTCCCCATGTCTTAAGTGTCCTCTCTTTTGCCAGAATTGCAACCCCAAAAGGCAAAAAGAAAAAAATCTTTTCCTGCTCATATTATTATAATATGGACATACTCACCGGATATGTCCAGCCTTCAACCATAGGTTGAGGGTTGTACCTGTCGGCTCATGGCTTGCCCGCATATTTATTTATTTATTGCCCCCTAATTTCCATTAAGAATTGGCTAGGCAGATAGTTACTCACTCATTAAGTGCATGAACCAGAATAAAAGAATCCTTTAGACAATAAATAGGCATGAACTAGAGCATAATTACAGATGTTTGACCCGAGGGTTGTTTAATTGCGAAGCAATGCTAGTATATAGTATCCCATAAAAATTATCTGTTATATAATATACCCCCCTATATAATAGGACAAACTAGGACAATATCCCGAACTTTGTTCGGAATTACTACTTTGAACAGGTTATCTTAAGTATATAAATACTTTACGGAGTTCCTCCTTTTACCCGGAACTCCTATATATAATATATAGTAATATATATGTAATTATAATGGGAGAGTACTGCCTATAGGGTAGTTAGACCCAACCGTTAGATTGGCTGCTAAGAGCCACCAGTAGGGACACAGGTAATGGCTACTAAGAACCTATCTAAAGAAGATTCCCAGAAGATGGTCCTTACCCTGCTTGAGCAGGGACAGACCATTAAGATGGCTATGGAGGCGGTCAACCGCTCAGAGTCAGCCTACCGGCAGTGGACCTTCACAGACCCAACCTTTAAGGAAGAAGCCGAGAAAGCCCGCCTTGTAGGCGAGGGCATCAAGGTAGACCTAGCAGACCTGAAGGACATCTCCTTTGAGGACTTTTCCCAGCAGTTTCTAGATACCCAACTCTTTGACCATCACAAGTCATGGATAGACCTAGTTGAGGGAAATGAGCCTAGGTGGATACACCCGGCTATGACCTACGAGCCTGGGGCTAAGAACCGGGTACTTATTAACGTACCTCCTGAGCATGCTAAATCGACCGTACTGACCATCAACTACGTCACCTACCGTCTGGCTATCGACCCTAACGTCAGAATCATTATTGTCTCCAAAACCCAGGGTATGGCCCGAAAGTTCCTTTCAGCCATTAAGACCCGACTTAGCCATCCTAACTGGACTAAGTTACAAGTAGCCTTTGGTCCTCAAGGTGGCTACAAAGCAGACTCTCCAACTTGGTCAGCAGACATGCTCTACCTAGGTGCTGGACGAGACTCTGGTGAGAAGGACCCCTCTGTACAGGCTTTAGGATTTGGGTCTCAGATTTATGGCGCACGCGCCGACCTGATTATCCTAGACGATGTGGTGATGAACGCAAATGCCCATGAATGGGAGAAGCAAATTGAATGGCTTCAAAAAGAAGTCATCACCCGTCTGGGACGGCACGGAAAACTACTTATAGTAGGAACCCGTGTCGCTCCCATCGATTTATACAAAATGATACAAGATGGCAACCAATGGACTGGCGGTAAATCCCCCTTTACCTATATGGCAATGCCAGCCGTTTTAGAGTTTGATGAGAAGCCAGAGAACTGGAAAACACTCTGGCCCTGGACGGACAAGCAAGAGGGCGACGTAGATGAGGTTAACGAGCAAGGGCTATATCCCAAATGGGACGGACCCTCGTTATTTACGCGACGCTCTGAAGTTGCTCCTTCCGTATGGGCAATGGTTTACCAACAAGAAGATGTCCAATCGGACTCTATCTTCTCCCCTGCTTGCGTTGCAGGAAGCGTTAACGGTATGCGAAAGCGCGGTCCACTTAAAGAGGACACCCCAGGACATCCCAAAAACGTAGGCTCTCTTTACACAGTAATCGGCTTTGACCCTGCTGTGACGGGACGCTCTGCATTTGTAGCGGTATCTTATAACCGTTCAGATGGTAGAATATATATTTTAGATTGCATCAATATGGTTGACCCTACTCCACAAAAAGAGACTGCTCTTATTGAAGAATGGGTAGAACGGTTTAGACCGCAAGAGTTTAGGGTTGAAATCAACGCCCATCAGAAGTACTATGCAATGGATACAGACCTAAGAAACTTTTTGGCTTCTTATGGTTGCCAGTTAAACTCCCACTTTACAGGCAAGAACAAATGGGATGTTGGATTTGGTGTAGCATCTATGGCTAGTTTATTTGGCAGCATGCGCGACACACGCTTTCAAGATAACAATATGATTGAATTACCATCTAATGAGGGTTCTGAAGGACTTAAGTCTTTAGTGCAACAACTCATTACATGGAAGCCTGACACTAAGAACCCAACTGACTGTGTAATGGCATTGTGGTTTGCAGTGATAAGATGTAGAGAATTAATGCAGCAAAATACAAGAGTAGGTAACTATCAAAACAACCGCTGGGCTACAAGAGCGCAGATGTCCAATCGCATGGGTATCAATCTAGACGAAGCGTTTGCAGACCAATGGCAAGACCAATACAACTAAAGGACAACTGTGGCATTATCAATTGAACAGATTGCAGCACGTGTAGAGTCTTTACGTTATCGCAATAGAGAACGCGATGGTCGTAACCTTGACGTACTTGCTGTCCGTAAAGGAAAGATATCACAGGTTTATCCAGACTTCTTTCCAGATGGTGTAGATGCTAACGTAGTTGCTAACTTTATTGATATCGTTGCCCGTGATTTATCTGAGGTAATGGCACCACTTCCAGCAATCAACTGTTCTGCAGCAGTGCAGACAAGTGACCGTGCTCGTACGTTTGCAGATAAAAGAACTCGTATTGCTTCTAACTACTTTCAGCATTCAGACCTTTCAGTACAGATGTACTCAGGTGCTGACTGGTATATTACCTATGGTTTTGTTCCTTTTATTATTGAATTAGATGAAGAAGCCAAACTTCCCCGTATTCGTATTGAAAATCCAATTGGTTCCTACCCTGAGTTTGACCGCTTTGGACGTTGTATTGCTTTTGCAAAAAGATACTTCTTAACTTTAGGTGAACTCATTTCTGAGTTTCCTGAGCATGATACTCAGTTACTTGGTAAAGATGGATACACCCAAGATTTAAATGCGCAAGTTGAAATGATTCGTTATTATGATGACGAACAATCTTTAATCTTTATTCCTGCTAGAAACAACTTAGTTTTATCACGCGTAGCAAACCCTATTGGTAAGATGATGGTTATTATTGCTCGTAAACCATCTATTGATAATGAACTACGTGGACAGTTTGATGATGTTCTAGGTATTCAGTTACTTCGTAACCGTTTTGCATTGCTTGCAATGGAAGCAGCAGA